AAAATCAGAATTTTTGTTTTTTAATATTTCGTTTCTTTGTTGCATTGTGTGTGCTTGTTTGCGTGCTTTGTATAGGGCGCCGCGCTTGGCGTTGCAGGGTTTGCATGCCGGCACCAAATTGCTGGGAGAATCCTCACCTCCTCTGTCGTGCTCGATGAGGTGGTCGCACTCGGTTGCTGTGGCTCCGCACCAATGGCATAGCGCGCCAGGCACAAGTATCTGCTGCCTAAGTTTTTGGGGGAGGTTTCTACTGGTTGGCATTTGTTTAATCCTAACGTGTGTGCAGACTGAGCTCTAGTCCCCCGTCGGGGTGCCTCAACCCAACTACCTATTTCCTTTAACCATTGCCTCACTGCCTCGCTAGACGTCTCGCATATCCCGTGTTAGCGCGCAGTGATCTACCCTCGTTTCCGAGTGTTAACCAGCAGAGTGCAATTCCCTACGTGGCCTGTGTGCGTGCTATTTAGTTGTGCGTGTGTTTACTTGGCGTGGCGTGCGTGCCGTTCCTTGAATTCCTCATACGTCAATGGTGTAACCAAATACGCAAAGGGTTGTTTAGCGCGCATGTCGTTCAGCTCTTGTACGCCCTCAACATAGCCTGCATACATTGTAGGGGCGTAATCAGTTGTCACATAGTTTGTCATGTCGACTACCTCAGGCTTTTGCATCGGGCCTTTCTCAATGCTCTTGAGTATTGCGAGCACTTCAGGCAACGACGGAAACGCTTTATGCCGGCTCATAACGTCTTTGTAAAGTTTTGGCAGGTTTGTTTTTTCATGCCGCAACAGTTCAGGGTGTTTGCGCCAGGTCATAATTACCAGCTCTTCATCGAGTTTGTATGGTGAGGCTGGGTATAGGCCGCGCAACACTTTAACCATTGCTGCTACATCGTCTTTTGTCATTTAACTAGGGCTTTCTGTAAGAGTCTATTTGTGATGAATTGCATATCTGATGGGCGCCAGCAGTAGGCCTCTGCGCCAGTAGCTGCGAGTGTGCCAAGCCAGTTGTGTTGCGCTGGGTCTAGGCGGCCTCGCTCTGTCTTGAGTTCTGCGAAAATTAGGCCTTTGTCTTTATGGGCCATTACTAGGTCAGGAAATCCTGGGTCGCCTTGGATGGCTGTCATCCATTTGCCGCCTACCTGTGATGCTCTGAAATGTGTGACGCGCCAGCCGTACATGACAGCCAACGCAATGACCTTGTTTTGGAATTCTTTCTCGCTAATGACCATTTAGCCGTCGCCTTTAATGTCGAGTACTGCCGGTTGCCATGTCCAGACGTAATAGCCGTGAGTGAGTGTGATTCGGTCGCCCCATGTCATCCAGTCGTTGCTGTATCGCCGCACTAATGGTGCAACATATGAGTTGTAGGTCATTTCCCAGTTGTATTTGTCCCAGCAGTCGCCCACGAATCTGAGCACAACTCGATTGCCTTTTGGGTAAACCTTTATTTCGTAGTAGTCGTCTTCCGTCATGATTGCCATTAGTTTTTCTTCCATCGTGAGAGGTCTCGTACCATTGCTTGCCAGTCTTCGCGAAAACGGTCTCGGTCTTCTTTGGTGTCATGCAGCAGACTTGAATAGCCCTGCAATATTTCCTGCAGCTGCACAATTTCTGCCTCATGTTGCAATATCTCTAGTTTCAGGTCTTCTATTTCCTGCAAGGCATTCGTGAGCAGGCGGGCCTGAAAATTCTCTAGATCATGTCGAGCCTGATCCTGTTTAGGCAACGACGTAATAAACGCATTCCATACCTGGTCATCGCTCAAAACGGTTCCTCCTGCTCTAATGGTTCGGCTGGCACTTCGCCGTTAACCAAGGCCTCAATGGCTTTTGAGACCTCAAATTTAGACATTGTCGCAATGTTGAGAGGCGGCAGTAGGCCTGCTTTTTTTAATTCGCTTTTGTATTTCCACAGTTGCTTTTCGCTTGGCGCATTCAAGGTGCCTGTTATTTTCATGTCGCCCTCGTAGCGCACTACCTTTGCCATTTCTTCACGGCTAGGGCGTTTTGACGGGTCAGAGCCGGCGTACCCGCAGTTTGCTAATGCTCGACCAATGGCTGAGGTTTCGCAGTTTTCCATGTGGCTTGTCGAGTTCACGCCTTTTTCTGTGTGGTGTTCTTCTGCGTAGCCAGTTGCTATGAGTGTGTCGCCCTCCCACAGCTCGGCCTTAAATATGCACCATGCGCCAGGCTCGTATGCGTGCAATGTAGTGATGACGCGCGGCACAACTGATGACTTCACGACAGTTTCTAACCATCGTGAGAGTCTGGGCGCTACTGGTTCGTAGTTGTCAAGGTTAAAACTCATTATTCCCACCTGCCTGTTTCGTCGTAGTTTTGTATCCAGTCGGCTGCCCACAATGTCACCAAAGCAAACACTGTCATGACGCCCACAAATGCAAATATGCCAAATATGTTGCGCATCAGATACCTCGCCATACTTTGATTGGCGCGCAATGCCGGCGTTTGCTTGGCCGATATTGCCCTGTGTCCATGATCAGGTTGTTACGCGCACAACGCAAAATGACTGGCCCCAAGGCCCTGTTGTCGTGTACCTGTCCAGTCATGCCGTAAGTTTCCAGCTGTGCCCAAACGTCGTCTGAGGTAAAGCCGTTTACAGCTGACTTTGCTAACCATTCAACAGCCATGTTTGCAGCCCTTAGCCAGTTGCTGTCTGTGTTGCCCTCGACACTGTTTATTGCTGCATCGCGCTCAGCGATGGCGTCAAACAAATTCGGGTGTTCCATATTTCCTCCTGCCGTAGTACTTATGGTGAACATAACATATTAAAACAACCAGGTGTGACATTTACCTGTTGCCGCTTGTGGCGCGCCAGTTGCCAATTCCAGAAGTCTTGTATAAATGCGCGGCCACAGCCAAATTGCAGGCTGGCCGTAACAATACCGACATGTCGCCATAACGGGTTTTGCAGACCTGTGAGGTCACAGTTACCCATGTGCTGTTGATCTGCAACAAGCCGCTGTCGTACGTTCTAACGGCCCTACAACGCTTGTAGAGGCTCGCAACTTGCCGTTTGCAGTCTTTGTACGACATGCCAGGGTGATAGTTCCAGCCGATCGCTTTCGGGTCGCAGCGGGATTCTCGATACATAATGGCGCTAAAGATTGCGGGCGGTAGCCCTACTTTGCTCATTGCAACATGGTATTGCGGGCAGGCCTTAACTGGGGGTGTTGCGCTGTGCGCTGGGCCTGCTGGGAATGTGAGCGTGGCAACCATGAATGCCACGACAAAACGCCTAATAAATGCCTCTAAACATGTATGCCTCTTTTCTGCCGGTTAGAAAACCCTAGCAAAAGGTCAGCCGTTTTGGGCACTATGCAGGTCTGGGCACGCTTTTCCAAGCCTCGACAAAAACTTGAGGGTTATCTGCCATTGCTGGCGTCAGTTCCACATGTAGCCATTTTCCGCCACCTGAGCCACCGTTAGCGGTCTCTGTCCAGTCTTTCCAGCCTGGCTTGCCGTCACGGTTGCAGCGCCAGCCTCGGCCCCATTTCTCGCAACCTTTTTTTGTTGTGCCGGCGTAGTCGTGTACCTCTTCGACACCAAGAATTTTGTAGTTTGCTACGAGCCAGTTTGCCCACAATGCGGCTGTGGCTTTGTCTTTGTAGCCGATATCGGCTGCTCGACCTGTGGCATGTACTGATAGGCGGTCTGAGCCGCGCATGTTTCTGACAGCCCAGGTGCCGAGGTTAGTAAAACCTTTGTTTGTCATTATGTCGACAAACTTTTCTGTGCCGGCGCGCTTGCCTGCAGCTGCGCCGTCGGTCGTGCCGGTGTATTTCATGGCTTGTTAATAATGTCAGCAATACGGTGCAAAAGGTTTGCAGCTGCTTGGCGCACAATTTTAAGTAAGCCTTTTTTGTCGTCGTCATTCATCGGTTTTGCCTTTCGGTTTATCTTTTAAGCCATTCGCGCTGAGCAGGCCAGCAAGCGAGCCAGTAAGGAATAAGAGCAACGGTTGTAACGTGGCCCAAGCCGACTTGTCATTATCCGAAACGTCGAGCGGCTGAGTCACAAATAGCAGGCCGTAGATAAGCGACATGGTGGCAACCACAAAAGTTAAAGACAACGCGCACGCAACCACAAAGATTAAGCGCGCTTTAATTTGCTCGCTGGTCATTCTTTCGGGGTAGCGCGGTGGCGGAATTATAGGCATTTGTCGGCCAGTATTCGAGTACTGCCAAGGCTGGCGGTGTCTACGGTTATTGTCGTTTCAGCGCGCAACGCCTTGTTTTTGGTGCGTACCTCTGGGCAGTTAACGCGTTCACGGTCTCCACACGCAACAAGGATTGACGCAAACAAAAGCGCCACAAAAGCAGTGCGCCAAATCATGCCGGCGTCTCTGGGAAATCTGCGGTGTCTGCTACTTTCCACGTTGCAGGGAAATCGCGCAATGCTTGGCGGTATGTTGCCCATGCGGTTTTGTCCGTTGGCGCGTCTGGGGCCATTGCCCAGTCTGACTGTGCAAGTAGTTGGTCTCTTACTGCGCGCATTACTTCTGCATAGTTTTTGTTGTGTGTGTGCAAGTTATAAATCATGCTGGGCCTATGTCTTCTACTAACAATGTGTACGGCAAAGTGGCAGCAGGCGCAAAAGTAAATGAGCCTGTCGAGCCTGCAGTGAGTGCGCCAGTCAATTTTAAGGTGACTGAGCCAGCAGAGAACGTGCCGACAAAAAGTCCATTCAATGTTGAGCCGACTGTTCCAACGCCACCGTTAGCAATGCTTATTTGTTTGACTGTTGCGCCTTGTTGCAAGTTCACGGTAAAACAAGCGTTTGTAACTGTTGGCACTGCATAAATATGATAACTAACCTTGTAGTTTCTGTTTGCAATAGCCGTAAAAGTCACGCTCATGCCGGTTATGTCGACGGCTGTAGTTACGCCTGCTTGGCTACCTGTGGTCGACGTAGCTAGAGCCATTGCGGCAAAACCGTAAGCATTAGCGTTTGCTGCGGTCATTACCTGCCCAGATGTAAAAGTGGTGTTTGGTGCTATAGCCATTTAGTACCCCAGTTTGTTTTCGTTAAGTTTGCCATAAACGGCGTCATCCAATGTTAGATAGTTGTTTAGGTCTTGCGCGCTCAAATAAAACGTGGCACTGGCCTGCGACGGGTTGCCGCTAAACGTTGCGCCCTCCAGCAAACAGTTGAACACGGTGCCTCGAAACGTGACGGTCACAGTTGAGCCGATCTGATCCATGCCATAAGACGGGATGTCGCCATTTTGGGCGTTAAGACTGCACGTCACGCTAAGAATGCGCTGTGTTGCTGTGCTGTAAGTAGACAGCAGGTAATTGGCAAAGTCGGTTGCCTGGCTTGTCGAGTTGTTTAACGTGTTGACCAAATAGGTGCGAAAAGGTGCTGAGCCTGTAGACACTGTGGCCTCGGGAAAAGACTCGGGGTCAACAGTTACCTGTGTGTAAAAACTGTCTGCCAAGCTGCTAAACGATATTTGCTCAAAAATATGGTTGTTGGCGTCGTTTGTGGTGTCACTGAAATTGCCGTAGAAACCAGCAATTTTGCGGTATGCGTTGACCATTAAAATGCCGTCGCTGATGTCAATAAGTTTGCCGTTCATTGTCAGTACGGCCCTGTTTACCCAGTCGCCCCAAGTGCCACTAATCGTTGTGGCTGGGAATGCCTGAGTGCCACCAAATGCGCTGGTGGTGCTGATATTTAGGCCTGTTTGTGTTGCGCACTGGCCTGCTTGCGCGCTTAAAGTGCCTGCTGTCATTGCGTAACTGTTGCCTTGCACTCGACCAAAGGCCGCAAAGTTTCCCTCGCAGGTTAAAGTAACAAAGTCTGCGTTGCCGACGCCCCCAGAGTAGGGGATGCCGTACTGCACCATTGCGTCAGTGATTCGGCCGACAAAGAGCTGGCGATATGTGCCAGACGTGCCAAGCCTCACAGATATGCGCAGCCAAGTGCCTGTGACAAATAGAGCATTGGGTGTTGTGTAGCCAGTCGGGTAACGCAAAACAACGTTGCCTGTGTTCGCACTGTAGGCGTCTAAAGGCTTTTGCCGGCCATATGTCAAAGACACGTTTTGCACGTTGGCAACAACAGTTGTAAGCGTTGCGTAAGTCGCGCCTACCTCGACCTGGTATTGGACTATTGCCATTAGAAAATGTTGCTCACCTTGATTGGCACGCTGCCGTTTTGGCGCATGTATGAGCGCAAGGCCTCGACTACTTGGTTTGGGTCGCCGCCGTAAACGTTAATGTTTACGTTGTTGTCACGTTCTACAGCATTTGCGCTGCCATTCCTGCCCAGGTCGGCTGGCTCAACTGCAATTGGTGCAGACATGCGGCCAAGTTTTATCTCTCCCAAAGGGTCAATGTCTTTGCCTGGCTTAACAAGGTTAATGCCGTAAATAACAAGGTTAATTGCTTTAATAAACCCGTTAACCATGTTCTCGATGTAGCTAGCAATAGCGTTTACAACAACGCGCACAACCGTTCTGAAACCCTCAAATTTTTTGTATGCAATAACAATGGCTGCGCCTAACGCAATAATGCCAGCAGTAATAGCAACAGCAGGGTTGAGCATCATGGCCGCGTTTACAGCAAGAATTGACACAGCCAAAATGCCCATGCCGGCAATGACAGCTGCTAACAAGTCGGGGTTTTCTTGTGCCCAGTTAGCGAACTTTTCAAGCACTGGTTGCAGTTTTAACATGATTGGCAAAAACGCTGCGCCTATCGATTCTTTAGTTTCCGCAAACGCAATGCCTAATTTTTTCATGCCGCCTGCAGCTGTGTTCGCTGCCGCCTCACCTGCACCACCAAAGTTTTTGGTTAATACGGCCTGCACTTCAGCAAGGCTGGCGCCGTCTTTAATCATGGCTTTAATCTCTGGGCTAAGCGCGCCCAACGCTTTCATGTTCCCCGCATAGCCTTTTGACAATGCCTCGCTGACATCAACCAGCGGCTTACCTGTCGCCGCGGCTACGTCAGTGGCCAAGTTCATTAACTCTGTGGCTTTTGTGACGTCTTTAGTGGCAACGATTAACTTCTGAAACGCTGGCCGCGCCTCATCGTCTGATATTGCCGCGCTCTTCGCCAGGCTGGAAATGTAAGACTCGACAGATTGCACTTGTGCATCGGTTGCTTTAGAGCTTGCTTTAATTTGTCGAGCAAGGCTTGCCTGTGCGGCCTCGTCTTCTATTGCTGCCCTGACACTGTCGCCGATAACGGCAGTCACAGCGCCAAGCGCTGCAGCCGCTGGCACAGCCGCCTTTTTAATGGCAAATTGGGCTTTCTGCCCTACGGTCTCCAGCTGCTTGAATTCTCGCTGCGCACGCTTTATGCCGGCTGCATCAAAATCGCTAATAATGGGTATAGAAATCATTGCAATTCCCTATTAACTCTATTAATAACCTGCAAAGTTGCACGTTCAATTTCTTTTGTCACTTCACGTATCTTGCTATATACGGCTGGCCCAAATAGGCGGGTGCGGCCTTGCAGTGGAGTGTTGCCTAAATTAGTGGCAAGCCTGTTGCTGTTTTTGCGGCCTGCTGTCTCAAAGATTGCTGCAGCAGGGTCATTTTGCGAAACAACAATGGTGCTTGTGGCGTTGCGTCGAGTATCCAGTTTTACTTGCACGCCTTTTACGGCTTTGGCGACTGTGTAGGGGAAGTTGGCACGCGAGCGCCCTGCCTGTTGCCATTTGTTCTGCATACCTGACAAAGGCACGCCTAGCGCTGTGTACCGCTGCTGGGCGGCTTGTATTGCGGGCGCGGCTATCTGATTGAGTTCTGCAGCAAACTGTTTGCGTAGCCCAGGCTCAATTTTGTTCAGCGATGCCACAGCCTGCCGCACCCCTACAAGTTCGGTTCTAATTGTCGCTGTCATCGTTTCTGCCTTGCTTTGTTAATAATACTAATGCAAGTGTTCAGGTCAGACGTAAGAAACTCTATGTTTGGCGGCCAAAAGCCAGTCTCTATCAATAAATGACAAAGAGCTAGTCTGTGGCCGCTTGTGTAGGGTTTGAGTCTTCCTGCTCTACAACTTCGGGCATTACTACCAGTTTTTTAATGAAATCATCAAAGACAACTGGCACTGTGATGCCGTCTTTTTTGCTGGCCTCCCAGGCAAGATAAGCCAAATCCTCCGCGCCGATGCCTTGTGCTAGGTCTGACATTTTGCGCTTGTATTTACGTTCCCATTGCACAGCGCACCAAAGGTTTGTTGTGACCTGGTGCGGGCCGTCGCCAGTATCAAGTTTTAATGTTATTTGCATGTCTGCCGCCTTGCGTCGGGTTAGTTATGGGCTTGTAATGTCGCGCGCGTAGGTTCCGCCTACAAACGACGCGGTAACCATGCTGAGTTCGCCTACAGCGCCAGCAATGGGCGTGAAGTTGACGAGCTGCATGTTAATGATTGTGTACTCGGGGTTGTTTGCGCTCTCTGTTGTCCCAGATGGGCTAATGACAAGCTGTGTTGTGCCGGTGCCTAAGTTTGCAAACAGTGTTGCCTCGACTTCGCCAGCGCCGTAAGACAGGAACATTTCTAGTTCTACTTCTACGGTCTGCAAGCCAGGAACAAAACGGTGGCCTGTATCGCCAAATGCAGTCGACTCTAAACTGTCTACGCCTACCGTAATTGTTGCGCTGCGGCATTGGTCAGTTAAATCAACAGCTGTGCCGCCAGTTGTGGGCGCAAGGTTCACTGTCGGGTTAGTTAGATATGTTGAAGTTGCCATTTTGTCTCCCGTGGTAACACTTCGATATGAATAGAGGGTAGCACTTTTATGCTGTCTGTGCTTGTAAAGCCATTTGCAAGTTATAACACGGGTAGGTAGCCCCGCCCATTTCGACTGCACCTGGCTGGCCTGACATCACGATAATGGGGCTTGCCAGCACGCTGGCTGCAATGCTCAACAGTTTCTGCAGTACTGGCAGGCCTGCTGGGCCTGTGCCAATGACCTTGACTTGGAATGTCATGCGCACAATGTTGCCTTTGCCGGCGATGGTCTCAAAACTTGGGGCGTCAAGAAACACGCAATTAGGCACTATTTTTGTGGCATCGTTTACGACGCGCAGGCCTGTAACGGCTTGCAGTGTGGCTGTAACGTCAGCAATTGCCTCGTTAAACAGGTCTGTGTAAGCCATCAGGCGACCTGTGGGCGGTCGATGCCTAGCAGCTGCTTAATCACTGGGGTCATGGCATTAACGTTTGCTTGGCCCATACCGTCAAAGGTTGCAAACGTGTCTTGCGTACTGCCTCGACTACGCCACAACGCTGCCGCATACATGAGAGTACCTAGAGTGACGTCGTGCCCAGGTGAAGTAGTCAATGAGTCTGCATAGCCTGACTCCTGCCTACGACGATAGGCAAAATCGTTGCCGGCGTTGCGGGCCTGCGTAAGCAGAGTGTAATCGTCTGATGGGTCGGCAATATCTACGCCCAAATAGGTTTCTAGCTGTGCGACTGATACCCAAGTGCAGCTCTGGGTGTAAGTGACGGTGCCGGTGTAAATAACGGTGTACTGAACGTTGGCGCCAGTACAAGCAAACAACACTTGGTTTTCTCTGGGCACGTTTGCGTTAAACAACAGCGCGCCTGATTCGCTTTCAATACCGATGTACTCATACAGCGGTATGTCAAGCACAGTAAACGTGCCGTTAAACGGGGCGCCAAGGCTGCCGATAGTTACCTGCTGGCCCACAACTATTTCTGTGGGTTCCAGCGTCTGCACAACTGCGTAGTTGTCTAGCAGTTGCTTACCTTGCGTTTTATATATAGCCATCGGCGGTAGCCGCCTTTCTGACTAAGCGATCGCGATTGATTTAACCTGGTCGCCGTCAGCGATAAAGGTTGAAACGTAACCGTAGTAGCTGAACTTTTTGCCGAGCTGGGAGGCCTCATCCTGAGTCATGATGCCCTGAATGCTTTCATAGAACTCAATAGCTGAGCCACGCGCTACAACCATTGTGTTGTCAGCAAATGCGCGGTCAACAACCAAGTTAAGGCCCAGTGGGTTAAACGTGTTCAGTTGGGTAACGTTTGCAGTGCCTAAGCCGTTTACGCCCATGAGACCTGCAGCGCCGGTGTACGGGAAAATCGGTTGCTTGTTTGCGTCGAGTTGGCTGCCCAATTTTTTCCAAACGTCAGGTGACACAAAAATGTGGTCTGGCAAGAAGTTTGTTGCAGCCAAAATGTCGGTTGCTGCGTCGTACAACGCTGAAATAAGCGACGTTGGGTCGTTGGCAGTTACTGTCCATGTTGAACCTGACGCAGTGTCGCCGGCAAGAATTGCAGCGCACACGGTAGCGTCGGATTGAATCATGTACTGTCCGACAAGGTCGCGCAAGATGATGTCGAGCGCTGCGGGCGACGTAAAGTCCACATCCTGAATGGACAAAAACACCTGGCCTGCCAGCGTAGTTTTGCTAACTACGTTTGAGGCAATTACTGGTGTGCGTGCAGTTACGGTGCCGAGTTCGCTCTGTGAGCCAACGTCTGTGTGAGTTGTCCACGTCGGGCGGATAAATGTTTTTTGGTTTCCGCTATCTGGGTAAGCGCGAGCGCCGACAGCTGCAACAACTGGGCGAATGTAGTTCAGGTCATCAAACACTGGCCCAAGCACTGGCACTGGCAAAAGACCTGGTGTGTCAGTTGTGAGTACGTCACCAGCTGCGGCTTGCAATGCGGTCTGCTTTGACAATGCGAAATCGCGTGCGGCTGCGGCTACGTTGCGGAATGTTTCGCCGCCAATGTGCATCGCTGCGAGATATTCGCCAGCAGTTGGCATGTCAAAAGTACGTTTTGGTTGCGCAAACAATTTCTGTGCGCTGGCCTCAATTACTTCAGGTGCGTTTTGTTCTGACACTTCGGGTTCCTCCGGTAGTTCTGTTTCCGTTGTCGGGTCTTCTGTTTCAGTATTGCACAAATTTTCTGGGTTTGTGTGAATACTGGCATTTACTTCGCTGATGGTTGCCCCCGCAAATGCGGGCTGAGGCACTAGCGACAGCTCTAACCAGTCTGCAGCCTCGACGACCATAACGCCGTCGTCGTTGTAACTGAATTTGGTCGGGTTTACACCAACTGAGACTGAATCGAGCACACCGTCGCCGGCTAAAATTAGCGCCTCATCCCCCAACGCAGTTGCGCTGACCTTGGCCGCAAAATACATGTTTTCCTCGTCATCGTCGCGCTCGGTGACAAGACCGATTGCTTGGCTGGCGTCGTGTTGCATGTAGAGCTTTGGGGCTTTGCCATCGACTGGGAGGCTGCCGCGCAGGAACATTACTTCTGTTCCGCTGGCGTTTGCGGTGACGTTGTACGGCACGGCAATGCCGGTGATGGTGCGCGCTTTGGTGCCGTCAGCTGCGGCTGCGTCAACGGTAAAAGTGCTGGCGGTTACTCTAATCATGCTAATTCCTCCTGGGTATTTTCATCGTCTGGCGTCAAAGCGTCAGCGACGTAGTTCTCTTCTAGGTAATTTTTTGCGTTGAATTTTACGAACGTGCCGCGAGGCAAAACGTTGTTTTGGCTAAGGGTGCTGGCGATGCACTCGGCGTATGGTTTCACGCCAAAAATGTACAGGTCAGCGCGTGATTGCTCTGAGCTGGTGTAAGCGTAAGAGCCAGTAGCGACGCCAACAAGGTAGGGCGGGATTCCGCAAAGGCGCGACAAGTCGAGCGCGCTGTATTGTGCGCTTTCTATCATCAGCATTTTGTCAGGTGTCGCATTGCTTGGCTCATACGTCAAAAACTCGTTAAGCACTGCCGTTTGGGAGGTCATGCGCGCCTGGTTAAATGCGGCCCCGATATCGGCCAACTCTGTAGCGCTTAGAGGCTCGCCCCCGACCTGCCGCAAAACGCCAGACGGCAAAGACGAGCGGGCCATGGTGTAGCGGCTTTCTTGAATCTTTAACGCCGTCGCAATGGTTTCTGTGCTGCTGTAGACGATGCCTTGGATCGGCGACAAGAACTGCACAAGGTCTTCTGAGGGTATTTGCTGGCCGGCAAAGTAAACCTCTTTGCTGATGCCAAAGAATACTGGGCCGTCGTTTTGGTCAGGTGTTGTAACACTGCCGGCAGGTATTCGAGTAAACGATGCTGGGAAACCGTCGGTTGTGCGCGAGCTGATGTACCAAAAGGCCCTGCCGTAAAAGAGCAAGTCGTCAAGTGTCCAGGCCATCAAAAAGTTGTAGGTAACTGTCGGGTCGGGCTGGCGTAGCCATGACCTCGGCGCAATGGGTACTTGTTCCATTTCGCCTGTCGAGTCGTTGTAAACCTCGTTGTACATTTGCAAAGGCATGCAAGCAATGACGCTGGCGAGCAGGTCACGGCTACGGCTGACAGTTGCCAAAGACATTGCGCGGTTGCGCGCTGTGCCCTCTTGGTACTGGTACCACTGGCCAATAGAAGAGACGCCACCAATGCCGATGGCGGCCTGCACTTTTGGCGCGTCAGCTTGTGCCGTTAAAGGCATTGGCGAAATAGCCGCTTTCTTAACTTGCTTGTTTGCAAAAATGCCCATGCTGTAAGTATGCCTCAAATGTTGCTGTCGTGTGGTGGTTGCCGACGTAGTCCGGCAGGATTGCCAGCAACCACCATTGACAGGTTAGCCGTTAACGACAACTAACAAAGGCTTGTTTTTGGTAATTGGTTTAGAGGCCAGCGCGCTAGCAAAAATCATGCAGCGAGCCAGTTCTATTGGGCCGGCAGACTTGGCGCTTGACAATGCGCTGCCAGCCTGCGTTTTGACCATTACGGCACGGTCGCAATGTTCGGCTAGTGCGTTTTCGCCTGTGTGAAATAGCCTGTTTTCAATAATCATGTTGCGCACTAGAGGCGTAAATTTCAGCAGCTCGCCGTAGCCGACGGTCTGGGCGCGCCGGCGGTAAACCTCTGGGAGGTGCAGGTCTAGCATTGGGGTTATTGCCAGTTGTACCGTCGGGTCGGTTAGGACGCGCACAACTTCTGCCCACATGGCCTGCTCTGACTCAACAGCAAACTCGACTGTGCAAGTGACTGTGCCGTCAGGATTCCCGACGGATCTAACGCCTACATAGCGCGAGTCGTCAAGGCTGCTGTCAATAGCCAGGGTTCCGCCTGTCGGACTAATTTTGTCTGTCTGACATTCGGCCCATTTGCCAACTGGTAGCCAGCCTTGTGCAGCTGCTACCCACAGGTTTAGGTGAGCGCGCAGCCAACTAGAACGGTCGGGTGATTGGCTCGCAGCTACGAGCGCGTCAAGGCTGACGGTCACGCCCAAAGCAGGGTTTGACCACGCCCACCATTTTTGGTCATTTACATCAACGCCTGGCGGTGGTGACCATGAGGCAAAATAGAGTTTGCGGGAAACGCCGGCGTCAATATCGTTTATGCCCTGTTCGCGCATGCGTAGCATGGCTGTGCTCGATTCATCGCCAGCTGTTGACCAACACGAAAACAGAGGATTGGCGCGCGCTATCTGCGATGGCTGCAAAGCATCAAAAACAACAGTTGGTTGGATATTCCATAACTCGTCGCACACGATCAGGTCGTTACTTCCGCCGTGGGCGTTGCCTGGCGTTGCGGCCCTGACTTCCCAGCGGCTGCCGTCTGGCATGTCAACACTCTTACGGCCCAAAGCGCGCAAAGGTTTGCCGTTAAAATACTCAGTCAAAATAGGTTGCAGGTACAAAAAGATTGCCTCGGCCCTGTCGAGTTTGTGCGCGGTGCTCAGAATGTTTTGTGGCGTGCCGCGCAGCTGCGCAAACTCTGTAAGCCACCAACCAATTAAGGCACTAAGCGCAACGGTCTTGCCCTGCTGGCGCGCCGTTTCCACAAGCGACTGTGAGCGCAACAATTTGCCAGCGTCGTCATGTTCCAACTGCCCAGACAAAGCATGAAGTTGCCAAGCCATCAACTCAACGCCCATGTATTTTTTAGCCCAGGCTGCGACAGCAGGCCCATACGACAAATCCCCAAAGCGCGCCGACTCCAGACGGGGCAAGGCTCGGCCAGTCAAAGCCGGTCGGGGCTGATCGCCGCCAGTCTCGGCCAGTTCAGGCTGGTTTTCCAAAAAGAGAGAGTTTGAAGGATGCGGGGTTTCAATTTTTTCTGTAAAAAAATCAGAATTTTTGTTTTTTAATATTTCGTTTCTTTGTTGCATTGTGTGTGCTTGTTTGCGTGCTTTGTATAGGGCGCCGCGCTTGGCGTTGCAGGGTTTGCATGCCGGCACCAAATTGCTGGGGGAA